AGATGCGTGTGTTTTGTCTGGGGCGCATTGCGGTTCTTAATTATCAATACGTTTTTGCTTGCCATTGACTTTGAAAGTAAATACCAATACTTTCAGGTTATCGGCTTCCCGATGGCATAGAGCGTAGAGACGATCTGCGCCGGGCTTAATATGTTTTGGCCTCATTTAACACACGGGAATCCGCCCAATATTATGGATGACATGAATGGAAAACGGGGAAAGCTGCATGGCAGAATCCTTGACGACATCAACAAGCGTCAATCGTGGGAGCGCAGGCAGACGATGTGGTATCAGATGCGGCACGAAGGATTGCGCCGCAAGAACAAGCCGTGGCCTAACGCCGCCGACCTTCATTGGCCGCTAATCGATACTAACATTGAGAAGCTGAAACCCATTCTTTATCAGCAGATAACCGGCATGGATGTGGTGGCTTCGTTTGTGCCTATGCGCCAGCAGTTGTCTGGATTCACGACTGTTGCGGAACAATGGTTTGATTTCAAGATTAAGGAACGCACCAATATCCATACTGAATCTCTGTCATGGATTGATGGTGCGCTTATGAGCGGGCGCAGTGTGATGAAGTGTTACTGGGACGTGAATCTGAAACAGGTTCGGTTCGACTCGGTTGACCCGTTGTTTATCATTGTTCCTCCCTACACAACCGCACTGCAAATGGCTGACCGCGTAGTTCATGTGATGCCGATGAGCATTGCGGCCTATAAAGCTAACGGCAAATACAAGTCCGACGAGACAACCATCAAGAGCATTACCGGATCTGGATACGCGGAGTCTGGTGGCAATTCTGAACAGGAACAAGCGCGTCAGACCAGAGAGGGAATCACGCACGACCCTGAAGGTGAGAAGATTATTGTGTGGGAAGTGTACGAAAAGAACAAGGACGGCAAGTGGATGGTGTTTACTTACAGCCCAGTAGACCCCGACATCAACCTTCGAGATCCGATGGAGCTTCCGTATGACCATAATCAAGTTCCGTTTGTAGATTTTTCGTACGAAATTAAAGATAAAGGCTGGTACAGCCCTCGCGGTATCTGCGAAATCCTTGCGCCTTACGAAATGTCACTGTGCAACACATGGAATCATAAGCATGATGCCATGACGCTCTTCAATAAGCCGATGTTTAGGGCTGAACGAGACATTAGTAACACCACAAATATTCGGATGTTGCCCGGTCAAGTGCTTCCGTACGGGATTGCTCCAGTTCAGATGTCTCAACCGCCCATTTCTTTTGACCAAGAGATGATGAGCGTGCGGAATGTGGCTGAACAGCGCATTGGCAATCCTGATTTTGGCATGGGACAGGTTATTAATACAACCAATCGCCGTACAGCGACCGAGATTGAGGCAATCAACTCGCAATCACAGCAGACAGGCGATCTTCGTGCGCGTCTTTTCCGACTTGCGCTAGGCCAACTCTACAAACAAGCGTGGAGCCTGTATCTTCAGTACGATAAAGAAGATTTGCAGTACCGGTATCTTGAAGACTCCCTCAATGCAGACCCTGTTGCTCTGCATGACCAGTATTTCATTGAGCCAAAAGGCGGTGTTGACCAAGTTAGCCGACAATTCCTCATGCAGAAGGCTGTCCAACGCAAAGCAATCTTTGCCAATAGCCCTTGGATTGACCAAGCTGAACTTGACCGCTCTATCTTGGAGCTTGATGACCCTAGTTTGATCAAGCGCGTGTTCCGCGACCCGAACAACAGGGGGCTTGATGAATCTGAGGATGAGATGAAGACCATTCCGGCTATGTTAGTCGGCTCGCCTATCCGAGCCAAGGAAGGTCAGGATTTCCAGACTCGAATTTCAGTGTTAATGCAGTACATCCAGAAGGAAGCGCAGACAGGGCGTCAACTTCCTCCAGAGGGCGTGCAGCGCATCATGGAAAGGCTTGAGGGTCTTCTCAAGGGATACGAACAAGTCGATATGAACTCCGCTCGTAAGATGCGTAAGCAGATTTCTGATTACTTCGCCTCTCAACAGCAGGCGCAGCAGCAGGCGCAACCGCAACCGCAACAGGGTCAAGTCCCGCAATGAGATACTTCAGGGCAATGCTGGCGTTTGCTCGGTATCAACCTTGGGTGAACGAGCCTGACTGGACTAAGGAAGATGGTGCTGTTCTTACACGCTTTTTCGGCTCATCTACCGGTAAACGATTTAAGGCCGGACTTCTTAATAGCGTACTTCGTCAGCAAAGTAATGCGTGCGTAAGTGAAAATAATGTTGACAAAGCTGTTGGGTACGCTAATGGTTTTCGAGGATGCGTTTCCTATATCGAGTCTCTAGCTTCGGCTGGGGTTGATAATCAAGACGCAGAATAATTTACGACTGCTCAGTCCGGGAGCCAATGAGCGGTCGAGTAAAGGCTCCCAAGTTGACGTGTGCGGGATAAGTGCGGCCTGCATACGATATTAGCACTAGTCAGATATGGAAGAACAATCAGTCCTAAGTCGCGAAGCCCTGTTAGGCAATGCAGAGGTATTCGATTCGGGTGAGGAACTTGGCAATGTTGAACCTGCTAAGGAACCAACCCCAGATGCGGTAGAAGCTAAAGATCCTGCGCCAGCCAGCAAGGGAACTAAAGCCGAACCAGACGACAAGGCGGACAGTTCTACCAGTGGTTCTGAAGAAGCGGGACAGGCTCAAGAAGGCTCGAAGTCTAAGTCCAAGTGGGCAGCTAGCGAGGAGCGTAAGTCGAAGTCGTGGAAGGAAGTAAACGCCGAGAAGGACTCGATCAAGAAAGAGCGCGAGACGCTCAATCAAGAACGCGAGCAGCATAAAGCTGAACGCGCAGAGTTCGACAGGGCGCGGATTCCGAAGCCTGAAGAGGCTCGCGACACCAAGGGCTACACAGCCAAGGATTACGAAGATGCAGCGGAATCCTTCAGGCGAGATGGCGATGATGAAATGGCGGAAGCGGCAAATCGTAAGGCTCAACAGGTCAGAACGATTGCAACTGAAGCCAGCCAAAAGGCGGCTAGTGACGATTTCAATCGTCGCTGGTCTGACAACTACGCCAAGCTCTCCGCGAAGGATGAGAGTCTTAAAGACGAAAAAAGTGAAACCTATCAAGGAATCATTAACGTCTTGCAAAGATTCCCGATGCTGAAAAATAATCCTGAAGGACTTACTTATGCTTACGAAGCTGTGATGTTGGACAAAAAGAGTAAGAGCATTGAAGGAACTGTTTCCGAAAACAAAAAACTCCGCGAGGAGTTGGAAAAATATAAGAAAAAACTGGCTATCGGCGGGAGTGATCCGACCGAACCTTTAGAGGGTGAGAAGCCGTTCGAGAAGCTCAGTAAAGAAGAGCAGCGGAAACGGTTGGTTTCATCCTCAGAAGAGTTTGATAGGTATTTACGCTGAGAGCCGCAACTTGGGAATAAAATATTATGGCAGTTACAACTAGTTCTACACTCAGTTCGCAATATCAGTCTTATTTCAGCAAGGAATTGCTGAGTTACGCTGTTCAAGCACTTGTCCTCGACCAGTTTGCCAAGAAGGCTCCCCTTCCTAAGCAGAATGGTAACAAGAGCATTACGATGTTTCGCTTCGGTGCGCCTAGCACTGCGAGCATTTCTGCCCTGACAGAAGGCACGGCAATCACTTCGGCTAACTATCGCTCGCTCTCGATGACCTCTATTACCAAATCTCTGACGCAGTACGGTCAGGTTATTGGTCTTACTGACATCCTGACTGCTACCGGGCTGTTCAACGCGATGGAGCAATCCACCAAGACGACCGGCGAAGACGCGGCTCTCCACTTCGACTCGATCACGCGCAACGTGTTGATTGGCTCGAATTCGGCAGGCACGGCGGTTGAAGGTAGTCCGCTTGATAACGGCGACGTGATTACTGAGCGTTATGCTGGCGGCGCGGCAACCTTTGCTGCGTTGAATGCGGACACCACTGCGACCTCCAAGCTCGCGGCGGCTGACATTCTTGACGCTTCGACTCAGCTCAAGATCAACCGTGCGCCGATGATTAACGGCAACTACGTTGCTGCTATCTCGCCTCAAGCTGTTCGCGATTTGTTCCGCGACACTGACTGGCTTGAAGCTGCGAAGTTCAGCAATGTGAAGGCACTGTACAAGGGTGAAATCGGTTCGCTGTACGGTGTGCGCTTCATTGAAACCACGAACCCGTTTATCAATCAGGGTTCGGCGACTGTTGCTGACCGGTATGTCTATTCGACTGCTGGCGGCACTGGCACTGGCACTGGTGCGGACATCTATGTGAGCCTGTTCTTCGGTGGCGAAGCATACGGCGTCCCGATGCTCACGGGTGACAGCCCGATGTCTCCGAAAGTTTTGATCACGGATTCGGCTGACAAAGCTGACCCGCTGAATCAAACGACCACGGTAGGCTTCAAGTCCTATTGGGCTGCGCTGCGCTTGAACACTGGTTACTACACCGTTGTTCGCAGCAAGTCGGCCTACGTTGGTTGATAATCAGGGCCATTATGCACAAGCCTAAAGGCGGTGTTATGATGGTCATTATCGGCGGGGGAGGGGCATCCGGCCCCTCCCTCTCGCTGAAAAATGACGGTAAGAAGAAGGGTTGCAATCCTATGATTTCTATTCCAGCTAGCGCACTTAATGCTAATGACGAATCTGGTGAGGACATTTCCCCTGAAGTCGGAGATAACGTCACCTTAAACAATGTTGAAGGCGTTGTGAAATCCATGAACAACGGTCAAGCCGAAGTGGAAATTCTTTCCGTGAACGGCGAGGCTGCTGAGTATGTGAACAAGGATAACGAACGCAACTCTGCTCGCGATTCCATGCTTGAAGATGCAATGGAGATTGATAAAGAAGCTGGGTACGAGGAATAATTCCAATCAGCAAACGAAACCCATAAAGATCAGAATATGATTGAAATCCCCATTTCTGCCTTAGCTGGTTTTGATGAGTCCGGCGAGTCTGGTAGCCCTGCTGTTGGCGATTCGTTTACCCTGAGCGATGTTGAGGGCATTGTGTCCTCTATCGAGGGGAACATGGCTAAGGTTGATATTATCTCCGTGAATGGAGAGTCTCTGGTTTCCGAGGAAGTGTCTGAGAGAGACGCTCTCTTTAATGCAGCCATGCAGGAAGATGAAGAGGCTGAGGATTATTAATCTATGGAAAAACGATTTTCTAAAATAGTTAAAAATCCAGAAACTGGGCGGACTAAAACTGTCAAGTACGGTCAAGCAGGTGCGGCAAAAGATGGTGGAGACAGAATCAGGCCGGGGACAGCTAAAGGTGACGCTTACTGCGCTCGTTCAGCCAATATCAAGGGTGACTGGAAAAGCGATCCCAACTCCCCTAACAATCTGTCTCGCAAAAAGTGGCATTGCAGCGGAAGCAAATCTACAAAATAATCTATGCCAATCCACGAATACGAAATGCCTAATGGTGGGATTATAGAGATTGTCGAGAGTCGTGCAACTGTTATCCCCAAAGGGTGGAAGCGTTTGATGAGTTCCGGTAGCTTCTCGAC